TCTATGATTGAATCGTTTGCCCATAAAGTGGCTATGTCATTTGTATCCATTATATAAACTCGGTTGTTAACAATAAAGGTATATTATATCACGTTTATAGTGATTTGTCAACCCCTTAGGATAATTGATTTATATTAAATCGGTCGTATCTCAGAGTAACTGTTGCTTCGACGTAAGTTACGTCTTGGTTAGATAAGTCTAAACTTACAGGTGTAAGACCAACAGGGAAAGCGTTTAAGAAAGTAACTTCAATATTTGGATTTTTATGTGAGTTTAATATAATCACAGCAATATCTGAAGTCAGACCATCTTTGCTTTTGTTTAATTTATCATATGAATCTAAAGTTTCTGGAGTACCGAAGGCTTTGACCCAATTATAAATTTCAATATAGTTATTCATATTTTCATCTACGATAAATGTCAAATCTAAATCAGCGTAACTAAGATGATCACCAACACTATAGAACGCGCTTAGAGGTGTGTCACTCTTAACTGAGTTTGTGGTTACAGAAGGCAATAAGACCTTATTGGAAAAGAATTCCACGGTGGGTAGCCTTTTGACCTGTATTTTAAAGCCACTAGCAGATAAATAGTTATTAATCATAGAGTATATCCAAGCAATTGTTATATACTATTTATTTATAAACACGGTGACTATATCATGCTAAAACCTAAATCCCTTAACTTTGAAGTCGACACAGCTGACCTATCAATGAACGACGTACAAAGTCTTTATAACATCTTTTTCCACACTAAAGATTACGACTGGTGGTACGAAGTATTACCTGGTGATGTCGTTGTTGACATTGGTGCAGGTATAGGAATGTTCTCAGCTAAATCACTTGACGCTGGAGCTAAGCGTGTCTTTATGATCGAACCGTGTCGATCTCTTTTGAAAACAGCAATTAAGAATGTTTCTGATCACATTATAGATAATCAAGATCTTCCAACAGTGATTCCAATCAATGCAGCGATCGGCAAAACAGATATTGATTTAAGTAACATCTATGGTGGAGATGATAATGTTAAGCTTATGGGATTAATGGAACTCTGTGAAACTTACGATATTACAGACATTGACTTTTTAAAGATTAGTGCAGCAGGTGCAGAATATAGCATGCTTACCGATAATATGGATTGGATAGGAACTCATGTACGTCACACCGCAGTTCGTTGCCATTTAGATGCACAGTATGGTGGTACTCGAAAGTTTAAAGAATGGCGAGATTCTTTCTTAAAGCCAATGACAGATTTAGGACGTGTCTTTTATAAAGATAACACATACTACGAAAAAGTCGCAAGTGACGACTTTAACGAGTTACTTCCTAGAAGCTTTATGGTGTATATTAAGAATTGGTAGAATTACCAGTGGTGAACAGCGTTCGCCATAATAAAAAAGCAAGTAATAAAATTAACACCTACAACAATACTTCGTACAATTGTAATGTACTTATCGTAGGGTTCTGTTTTATCGTCTGAATAACCACCCAGACTATACTGCCAAATTTTCCAAAGCTTACTCATCTCTTACCTTCTCTGTTGAGTTGTGAGACCAGACAGCAGTGATTCCACCAGCTATCATAGGTAACATCATAATTGAACCTATACCTAAAAGTAATCCTAAACTCATATCGATGCAGCCTCTACATAATAGTCGATCGCATCTTCTGGTGATTCAAAGCCTGTAATCATATATTCTCCAGCTGCTCCTGCGTCTTGCACTTCAACTGTAGGATTTGCTTCCTTCCAATTTGCAAAGAGCTCTTCTTGTGTTTGTCCTTTGAACTTCTTACTGAAGCCGACTTTGACGATAGCTTCTGCACTATCAACACCGTAAGAAACACAAAGCTTATATTCTGTACCTTCGATTCGTCTTGATGAAAACTCAGACCCTTCAGTATTTGATTTAGAACCTGTAGTAACAAGCTTCAGCTCTGGGTGTCTTTGATAAAACTTAAATCCTTCTTCAACAGGATCTATTTGAGTAATACGCCATTCTTCATATAGATCAGATAATGGTCTTAGAACCATCAGCTCACCATAACGACCTTTCACTTTATTATCTGAACTAGGGTTTAAAGCGATCGTAAGTGCTTCAATCGCGAAAGAAGCAATTTCAGCAACCTTTGTTGTCTCAGCAAATTTCTCTAAGTTATGAGCAATGATAAACAAATTATCTGGATCGTAATCCTTACCACCCATACTTGCTTCTTTAGTATGATCTAAGCATCTGTTCTTTTTTCCAACACCACTATAGTGTAATGTATTATTTAGAATAGATTCTTGTAGGTTACCCTCTTCGCTATACGCGTAAACGTATTCACCAAGCTCTTTCAGATATTGATTGTATTTCATATTATTGCTCCATTATATAATTTTAAGATCTTTGATAAACTGTTTCTTAGGAGTTGTTTTGCTCCAATTATCCAGATCTGTTTCATAAAGTTTACATTGTTTATTTAATGAAACAATTTCCTCACTTGTTAAGTTTGAAAATGGTATCCCAAGTAAACGATTAGCATGTGCATCAGTAGCATCAGTTACATTCAGTATCTGTTGCGTGATCTCTTTTTTGTTCATATTCTTAAAAGCGATCTTATCGTCAAGCACTGCATTAATAAATTGCATCTTAACATGTAACCAAGAAACTTCGTTGGTGTAGTCTTCGATGTTTTTATCAATTCTTTGTTGAAGTACAGTAAAACGATAATCGCAGAAGTCAGCGATCAAGTTACGTACATCATCATATTCTCTCAGTTTACCATGTTGGTCAATAACAGTACAGTTTTGACTGAGTACTTTTGAGAGTTTAAATTTAGCAATAATTTGTTTGTGATTCCATTTGGCTGAAGACGCAAGCTTGAGTTTAACATTAAACCTAAAGCCACTCTTATCACATAGATCTTCATAGGATACTATATCACCGTCGTCCTCGAGTTTATCTAAGACCTTCACGAACCCTTCACGGTCTAGCCCATAAGGTACTTCAGTAATATTTAAAGTAGTCTTAGAAGGCTTCTCATAAACACCGAAGACAGTGTATCGCTTCGGCTCAAGAGGATCTTGTTCTACAGTACCATTAAACTCTGGGAATTTAATATCGACACTGCTCTTAATTTTCTTAGTTCGTATGTACTCATCACAAGCCGCAGCTACGCTTTGAGGACAATGAGGTAGAATATTTGTAGCGAAACCAGTAGCAATACCTTTAGTGCCATTAACTAATACCAATGGAATAACTGGTAGGTAATGTGCAGGTGGCTCATGCTCTGGATCTTCATGTACAGGACTTAAGTCTACGTCTTTAATATACTTCTCAAAATTAGATGAGAGTTTAGTGTAGACATAACGTGGAGCACCAGCATCTTGAATAAGTCGAGTACCAAATGATCCTCTACCTTCAACAAGACAAATGTTGTTATTCCAAGTTGCAGCCATAAGCTGACCTGAACCAGCTGCTGAACCCTCGCCGTGATTGTAACCGTAATCTGAAATGATACCAGATACTGCTGATACTTTCTTAAAGTCTCGTTTAGTATTTTGGATACTAGAGTAAAGATAGAATCTTTGTACTGGTTTAAGTCCGTCGATCATATTAGGAATCGCACGGTTTTCAACGGTGTACATAGCAAAGCTTTTCCATTCTCTGGATGCTACGTTTGACAACGGATAGTATTTGTTGTCGTCACTGATGTAAGATGTTAAGTCGCTCATAATTACTCTTTGTTGTTTGTAGGTTATATTATATCAAATCAAAAGGTGTTTGTCAACCCCTAAACATAAATTCTTTTCTTAAGTTCGCATCTCTACCAAACATCATTTGGAATAGATCAGCGTCATCAACAGAAACAGTATCATATTTGGGTTTATTAATAATCACATCGTACTCATCTTCGGTAAGCGAACCAAGACCTTTGATGTAACGGTGTTTCCAATTTGAATATTTTGATTTAAACTCTGAAGCTTCTTCGTATGTATAGAACCACTCTACTTTATCTTTAAAGGTGGATATCATAATCGGAGTACGAGTAATTCTCACTAAGTGTTCAGTGAGTAGTCGTGGCCAGAACTTGTAAAAGAAAGCGATCAGCAGAGGACTAATGTGTCCGATACCATCGTGGTCAGCATCAGTCAATGTAGCAATATGTTTATAAGTCATATTCTCAACAGAGTCAGGATCGTTAATGTCTAATCCTAAAACTGCAACCAATTCTGATAGTTCTTTATTTTTCAGAACATCGGCTGGCTTCATATCCCACGTGTTCATAATAACCCCTCTCAACGGAAAGGCGCCGACCTTATTGGGATCTCTTACCTTTAAAAGAAAGCCCATAGCCGAATCCCCTTCGACAATCTTGAGAGTAGCATCATCTTTATTAGCTGAGATATGTTTTGCAACTTTAACTTTACGTAATTTCTTTTGAGCAAGTGTTGCAGCTCTCTTATCAGCCGCCATCTTCTTGGCAAGCTGTGCCTCAATGATGGGATCAATAATGTCTGGTGTGTTCAGTATCTTTCGTGCCAATACTGAGAAGTCTTTGATTTCAGCATTCTCTAAATGAAGTCTGATATCTTGAAGTGGGTTAGTCAATCGCTCTTTTGTTTGAGAGTCAAATTTTGGATTGATAAAGTTTCGAGCGAACATCACAAAGGTCAAGCCACTCTTAATAGTAGTTTTAACGACTTCAATTTTGTGCTTTCGTTTAACCATCGTCACAAGCTCATCAACAACGTTATTCACAAGATGCTCTACATAAGCACCACCTTGTCGTGTGTTCACACCATTTATATAAGAGGTTGTTCTGAAGCCGTCTTCTGATGGAGCAAAGAATAAAGAAAGATTGTCGCTCTTTTCTATGATCGTTGTTTCGCTGAACATACCAGCGTATTTTTTGATATCGCCGACTGCTATTCTTTTGTTATTAAGCGTGAAACGTATTTCCGGAAACGAGATCGAAAGACTAATAAGTCGATCTTCCAACAAATCCAACGTGCCAAGATCCGACAGTGAATTTGATTCAAATAGCTCAAAGTCTGGGACGAAATTAACTTCCGTTCCACTACCTGCTCTTTTCTTTTCTTTAACATTGACTGTATTACCCCCGTCTGTACATGTTACTTCAATAAGATTGCCACCTGACCAGGTGCGACCTTGAAATGATTTTGATAAAAAGTTAGTTGCTGCTGAACCAACACCGTTTGTTCCGATAGTAACACGTTCATCATCAAACGAAGTACCAGCATTAACTCGTGTCCAAGCTGCAACAGGTCTCTGAATCTTTTTACCAGATTCTTCGTCGTGTATTGTGTCGTGTGGAATGCCTCTACCATTATCAGATACAGTTATTGTGTTAGTAGCTTCATTAATTGAAACATTAATTTTATTAGCTTTCTTAAAATTTGTACGAATAGCTTCGTCGATAGAATTATCGAGTATCTCGTCAATCATTTTTGTTAGAGCAGGAACATAGTCTACTGACTTCCATTCGCCGAGAACAAAACGTTCGATTGACTCTTTAGCAGATGAGCCCATGTACATACCAATACGTTCTCTAACGTGTTGGCGGGCCGTTAAAATTCTAAATTCTTCTTGCATTAAGCTACCTCTTCCATAGATTTAAACCACTCAGTTAATCCGAGTGAGTCAACAATATCTCCGTCTTCCATAAGATATGTTGCTTTATAGTTGGAACGTGTTCCAGCCTTTTCAACATCCCAGGCTTCGATGACTTCGAGAATTTCTCTTCGTCTATAACCCATGTCACGGTTGTTGCTGATCTTCATAGCAGTAAACTTGCCATCGTTATAGTACATATCAATTGCAGTTTCCCACTCTTCGATATGTTTTGTGACGTCAAAATCTCTGTCGTCGATTAACTCGTCATGAATTATATATTCACACGCAGCTTCCGACTTACTTTCGATCATTGAATAAGCTTCTTCCCAGAAGCCAGGGACTTGGACTTGCTTGACAGAAAGTCCGTGGATAACGTAGGTACTACCACCTTTCATTTTCCAGTAAGGTGCAGACTCACCAACGACGTAGTCGTCATTAAAGTAAGCGTAGTTCTCTTTGTTCTGAGTTTGTAGTACTAATTTCATTTGTTTCTCCGATGTATTGCGATGTATTTCGTTATGTAAAAGTATATTATAACATATCAAATGGTATTTGTCAACCCCTATGCTGAAAATAATTCATCTT